ACAGTCTCATTCTGACGTGAGTTCATAAGAAGTAAACCTGATCACCTCCTCCCCAAACCACGCATTTAACTCTTTGAAACGTTCCTGCAATGGCGTCAGTTCATTACGCACAAATACCTGTGATGCCTTCACCGAATCACCAAACCCGCCGCTGTTCTCTGGAATGATCCCCATCATCTGCGGCGGCACACGGTGTGCACACAGCAGGTCGTTCTGGCTGGCTTTCTTGATGTTAAAGAAATCGTCTTTGGTTGCGACTTCACTCAACGGCAAAATCTTGATCCCGTCCGGCTTGCCGTTGGGTGCGTACATGAACAGGTTGCGGAAATTGCCTAGGCCTTTGGTGTCACGCATTGCTTTGCGCATGGAATCAATATCACTGCTGCTTTGCGCTGCATCCGTCATGTATAGGATGTATCCGGCGTGTGCGCCGTTCTGATAATACTTGCGGCGGAACAGCGTTGCAGCCTCATTCAGCCAGGCAGAGTTCAGGGCGCTGAGATATTCAGGCAGGCCGTATAGTTCCTGATTAATATCCGGTTCAATCAAATGAAACACGCTACCCGCTGCGAACTGATGCGCCTCTTTCCAGTACTGCACAAACCAGTAAGTATCCTGCTCAACCCCGCGTCGTGCATATTTGGCAGGCACGGTTTTCATCACGACGGCGTCGCCGAGCTGGTTGCGGATCACTTCTAAAAACGCATTGCCGAACACCAGGTAATCCAGAGCAAACTGGCTGAATTCCTGCTGTGATAACAGTGGATGCGGGACAAACGTTGAGGCCAGAATATTACGTTTCACATACAGCGATGAGCTGTGATGAACAGCGGCGCGCAGCGTGCGAGCCAGTCCGTCAAAGCTGACCGGCGGCTCGTACCACTGGCCGTTACCGGTGCATTCGATGTAGTCCAGAATTTCTCGACGGTCTAACACCGGCGTTGGGTCGCCAAAGCTGAACGCCTCCGCGCCGCCGTGATGCTGGACGTTCGGTGCGGTGACGGTGCTTTGTGCCGCCTTGCGGAATTTACGTTTACTCATATTAATAAAACTCCAGGATGTTAGGGCTTTGGCCGCCGTTCGCGGCGGTCAGGGGTTCGTTAAGCAGGGCGTGCATAATTGCCCAGGCGACATCGGCGTGACTGGCTTCCTCGCTGCGGCTGGCCTCATAGGTGGAGCGGCTGCCGCTGGCTGTCATGGTTTTGCGGATTGCCATGAATGACGAGGTGATGTCTTTGTGGTTGGTGTCGTACTCCAGGCGGCCTGACGTGATGGTGTCTTTGGCTTTCAACACCATTTTCGTTTTGGTTTCCGGGCTGTAGCGGATTTCCATCGCGGCGGGGAAGAACTGCCGTACCAGCTGGAAAACCCCCTGACCGATACCGGTAGCATCCACGCCGATGTATTCCACGCAGTACCGTTTTGTTAACTCTTCAATGCTTTTCGCCTGGGCGGCAAAGTCCATGCCCTTCCACTGGTGGCGTTCCAATACGCGGAATTTGCCCCCGTCCACCAACGGCGGAGCGAGAACGGCACAACCTGCACTGTCGCCGGTGTGTGACGGGTCATAACCAATCCAGACGGCGCGATAACCAAACGGACGCGTGGCAAGCGGGGTGAAGTCCTCCCATTCCTCCACGCTTTCCACCATGCAGCGCTGTAGCTCGGCAAAAGGGAACACAGACGCCTGATCGTCAACAAACTCGCACATGAACAGGTTGCGGAAATCCTCGGCGCTGTTTTCCTGTTTCAGCGTGTCGATATTGAACAGGTTGCAGCCACCGGCTAACGCATCCTCAATGGTGACGATTTGCCGCCACTGGCCGTCGCCACAAACCCGACCTTTCGCCAGAGCGTGATGGCTGATATCCAGTTCAATCCTGTCGTTGCGATCTTCCCGCCCTTTGTTGAATAGTTCCCCTGACCAGAACGGATAAGCGCCGTGCGTCAGCGCTGACGGCGTGGAGAAATAGGTGGTACGCAGATGTTCCTGCGAGGCCATGCCGCTGGCGACTTTGCGCAGCTTCTGAAAGTTCGGGATCCAAAAGATTTCGTCTACATATAGGTCGCCATTGTGGCTTTGAGCGGTGTTGGAGTTAGTGCCTAAGAAGATTAGCTTTGCGCCGTTGTTGCCGATCACAATCGGGTCGCCGGTCAGTTCAACATCGACCAGGCGTGCAAACTGAATGATGTATTCGCGGAAGACGTAGGCCTGCGTTTTGCTGGCCGACAGGAAAATCTGGTTGTGGCCGGTGGAGAGTGCGCGCAGCAGTGCTTCCCGTGCGAAGAAGAACGTTGCACCAATCTGGCGAGATTTTAGGATGTCGCGAATGCGATGTTTAAGCCCGGCTTCATACCAGACGCGTTGATACTGGAAGCACTGGGCAAGGAAAATACCCTCCAGTTTTTCCCGCGCTTCTTCGCTGAAAAAGTTCTTTGTCGGCTTCTTTCGATCCCCTTTGTTGCGGTTGGCAACGTTGGGATTTAAATCGGCCTCATTCCCGCTCTGACTATAGCGGTTCACCCTTGCCAGGCGTTCAATCATCCGGCCTAACGCATCAATCTCTTTGTAATCCGCATTCCCCTTCACGTCCTTGGTGACCAACTGAATTAAACGCGCTTCAAGGCTGGATTCAACGCGGGAAATTGGCGCGGCATTCTCCCATCCGTCGCGGGTTTTCCAGCTCTGCACCGTCGGTACTTTTTGGGTCAGCAGTTCCGCAATCTGACGGACAGAAAAACCCTGCCAGTAAAGCAGTGCCGCCTGTCGCCTTGGGTCGCTGATGAGAGTCGAGTTTGTCGTTTTCATGGCTGCAACGTTAACCAGCCGCCTGCTCAATTTCCTGTTGTCCACGTTGTGCCATCGAGCATCAACCCGCATCGGCTGGCGGTGTCGGACGTGTGTCTGGAAACTTGGATTTCTCAGGAGTACACACCGACCGGAGTCTGAAAAAATGGCAGCAAAAGCAAAGCGCTTTCGTATCTGTACCGAAGGGGCAACAACTGATGGACGCGAAATTACTCGCGACTGGATTGAACAGATGGCCGCGACCTATGACCCGAAGGTCTACGGCGCACGCATCAACATGGAACACATCAAGGGCTATTTTCCTGACAGTGCGTTTCGTATGTACGGTGATGTCACCGGCTTGGTGGCGCAAGAAATCACTGACGGCGCATTAAAGGGCAAGCTGGCACTGTATGCCGATATCGATCCGACGCCTGATTTAGTGTCGATGGTGAAGGCCCGACAGAAGGTTTACACCTCCATCGAAGTTAATCCCTCGTTTTCCGATACCGGCAAAGCCTATCTGATCGGCCTGGCCGTGACCGATAGCCCCGCAAGCCTGGGCACCGAGTACCTGCAATTCAGCGCAAAGGCACAGCAAAACCCGCTGGCAGGCCGTAAGCAAAGTGCGGAGAACCTGTTTACCGCTGCCGAAGAAACCACGTTTGAGTTTGAGGAAGATAAGCCGGCTGCACCATCGCTATTCTCCCGCGTGAAACAACTGCTCACCAACAAGTCCGTCTCGGATGATGCCCGCTTTAAAGACGTCCACGATGCCGTGGAAGTTGTGGTGGATCACGTCGAAACCGGCCTGAAAGCCAGTGATGAAAAGTTGTCTTCGCTGGAAACCTCGCTAACAAAACGCCTCAGTGCGCTGGAGAAAACCACCCAGGAAGACCGTGAAAAGTTCAGCACGCTGAAAGGCAAGCTGGAGACGTCCGCGTCTCAGAATTACACGCAGCGTCCCGTTTCAACCGGCGGCAATAAAAGTGATGCAGCGGCTATTACCGATTGTTAAGCGCGAAAAACCGTATTAACCCGATAACAAATTTGGAAAAAAACGCATGAAACAAACGACCCGTTTTCAATTTAACGCCTACCTGTCCCGCATCGCGGAGCTGAACTCTGTGGATACAGGCGACCTGAATAAAAAGTTCAGCGTGGAACCGTCCGTAACGCAAACGCTGATGACACGCGTGCAGGAATCCTCTGCATTCCTCCAGATGATTAATATCATCCCTGTGGACGAAATGAAGGGTGAAAAAGTCGGCGTGGGTGTGTCTGGCTCTATTGCCAGCACAGCGGACACCACAGGCGACGGTGAGCGTAAAACCGCTGACTTCAACACCCTGACCGCTGAGGGCTATGAGTGCCGTCAGACAAACTACGATTTCCATTTCCGCTATGCCACGCTTGATCTCTGGGCGCGCTATCAGGATTTCCAGGCGCGCTTGCGTGACGCTATCGTTAAACGTCAGGCATTGGATCGCATCAGCATTGGCTTTAACGGCGTCAAGCGCGCGGCAACGTCAGACCGTAAAGCAAACCCGCTACTCCAGGACGTGAATGTGGGGTGGCTGCAAAAGTACCGCAACAATGCGCCGGAGCGCGTGATGAGCAAGGTCGTTGATGACGATGAGGCTGGCACAGTCATTTCAGAAACCATTCGCGTCGGTGTCGGCGGCGACTTTGAAAATCTGGACGCGTTGGTGATGGACGCCACCAACAGTATGGTTGACCCGATTTATCAGGACGATACCGGCCTGGTGGTGATCTGCGGTCGTCAGTTGCTGGCAGACAAGTACTTCCCGTTGGTGAACAAGGCGCAGGAAAACTCTGAGAGCCTGGCGGCGGATATGATTATCAGCCAGAAACGCATCGGTAACTTACCGGCGGTGCGCGTGCCTAGCTTCCCTGCCAACGCTTTCATGATCACTCGCCTCGATAACCTGTCTATCTACTGGCAGGACGGTACGCACCGCCGTCACCTTGAGGAAGTGCCAAAGCGTGACCGCATCGAAAACTACGAATCCATCAATGAGGATTTTGTCGTCGAAGACTATCGCGGTGGCTGCCTGGTCGAAAACATTCAGCTCGGCACCTTCAAAGCTGTCACGTCTGAATCAGCAGAATAAAGGGGGACATCATGATCAGCCCTTGCCGTCGTCACATGCTGCGGCAGTCAGCTATCAACGCAGCGCAGCAGGCATCCGGCCTGTTGCGTCACGCCACCGGCTACGAACTGCAAATGCAACGACTCAATGCGGACAAACAGGAACTGAGCAAACACCAGTCCTTCCAGGCAAAAGCGGAAGTAAAGCGCCGCCTGCTACCTGAGTACGCCCCGTGGGTTTCCGGCGTGCTGGCCGAAGGGAACGGTGCGCAGGATGCCATCCTGATGACCGTCATGATCTGGCGTATTGATGCCGGTGATATTGCCGGTGCGCTCAACATTGCCCGCTACGCATTTAAGCACAAGCTCGCCATGCCGTTCGGCAACCGCACCGCTGGCTGCGCTTTCATTGAGGAAGTGATCGACCAGGCCACGCGTGCCCGCGACGCCGGTGAGACGGTCAGCATTGCGCTGATGCTGGAAGTGCTGGAGCTGACCGACGCCGAAGATATGCCCGATAAAGTCCGCGCCCAGTTGCACAAGATTATCGGTTATCTCTACCGTGACGGCGGCAAGGAGGCGTTAGCCCTGGAACGCCTGAAAAATGCCTTAATTCTTGATAATAAATCAGGCGTTAAGAAAGACATTGAGCGCTTGGAATCCGCTATCAGAAAGGCCTCCGGCAGCTAACAGAATGCGCCCCGCGCAGGGCGGCACGCCAGCCGCGACAGGTCAGTGACCGGGTTCAACGCTGGCGTCCACCGCCCCCTATTTAGAGGTATTTATGTCACTCGTTATTAGCGAGCCAAACCCACCGGCTGCGGCGGAACCCGCGATCAGCAACTCCTTTTTCTGGCCTGCCATCTGCCCCGCCGAACTGCGTGACACGCTGCGACTGGAAGGCACCGTGACGCCGAAACGCCTGCGCTCGGTGGCCGTGCGCGCCATGACCGAGGTGAACGCCGAGCTGCATGACTACCGCGCCGCGCAAATGGCCTGCGGGTTTAAAACCCTGGCTGACGTCCCCGCCGACGACATTGACGGTGAAAGCGTGAAAACCGGTGCCTATCTCAGCGCGGTGTCATCGATGGCAGCGGCCATGCTGGCAGAACGCTACCCCGGCAACGATACCACCGACAAAGGCAGTCAAAAGGCCGCGATTGTGGAGCGCACGGTCGATGAACTGTGGCGTGATGCCCGCAATGCGATCCACGACGTTGCCGGTGTGGCGCACGCCATCATTGGGCTTATCTGATGCAGGTCTTCGCCCGGCAGGGCGACACCGTAGACGTGCTGTGCTGGCGGCACTACGGACGAACGGCCTCGGTGGTTGAACAGGTGTATGCGGCTAACGTTGGGTTAGCCGATTTAGGGGCAGAGTTGCCCCACGGTTACGCGGTTGAACTTCCCGACGTGGCGCAGGCCACGGTCAGTGAAACCGTCTCACTTTGGGAGTGATGGCCATGGAGCGCATCAGCACCTTTCTCTGCTACTGCATTGCGGTTTTTTTGGCGTGGCTGGGCGGACTCTCGCCGCAGGATATTGCCTTTTTGGTCGGCGCTGTCATGGGCGTCTGCACCTTCTTTGTGAACTGGTACTACCGCCGCAAGACGTTTCGGCTGTTGAAAAACATGGGGATAGACCGGGGGATAAATGACGCCATCAATCGTTAAACGCTGCCTGGTGGGCGTGGTACTTAGCCTCGTTGCGCTGCTGCCACAAACCGCCGGGCTACATACATCGGCACAGGGATTGCGTCTGATCGCCGACTTTGAAGGGTGCCGCCTGTCGGCCTATCAGTGCAGCGCGAATGTCTGGACGATTGGCATTGGCCACACCGAAGGCGTCACCGCACAGGCCCGCATGACTGAGCGTCAGGCAGCGGTCAATCTGGTCGCCGACGTTCAGCGCGTTGAGCGCGGCATCGCCCGCTGCATGGCCATCATGATGCCACAGGCAGTGTATGACGCCGTGGTGTCTTTCGCCTTTAACGTTGGGGTGAAAGCCGCGTGTAATTCGACACTGGCATTTTTCATCAATCAAGCCCACTGGCGCAGTGCCTGTGAGCAGCTTTCTCGCTGGGTGTTTGTGAAGGGCATGCGCTCTGCCGGGCTGGAACGTCGCCGCGCTAATGAGCGGGCTTACTGCCTGAAAGGGGTCTGATATGCGGGTGATCGTCGCGGGTATCACCTTTCTTTTCATTTTTGCGTTGGCCCAAATGTTTCACATTCAGAAATTGACCCGTGAGGCAGTTGCTAACCAGCGAATTATCACAACGTTATCGGCGGGCATTGAAAGCCGGGATCGGGCAATTACCCGGATGAAATCGGACGCCGACGAACTCGAGCAGCAAGGCCGCAGCCTGCGTGACGCCCTGACCCGTGCGGGTCAGCAGGCGCGGGAACAGGAATACGGCATACAGAGGTTACTCAATGAAAATAAAGTTCTGCGTGACTGGTTTGCTACTCCTTTGCCTGACGATGTTATCCGGCTGCAACAGCGCCCGGCCTTCGCCACCCCCGGAGATTATTTACGTTGGCTGTCCCGCCGTCAGCAGTTGCCCGATCCCGGCCAGTCAGCCCAAAACGAACGGCGACATAAGCAGTGATGTCAGAAATCTGGAGGCCGCACTGGTGGCCTGTGGCCTCCAGATTGAAACCGTAAAACAATGCCAGGAGAAACACCGTGCTAAAGCCTTTGCAGTTACGAGAATACCTGACAGCCCGCGTGCCGGTGCTCAAAACCAACCCTGAACAACTGCGCATATTTGTTGATAATGCCCGCATCGTGTCGACGCTCGCCGCCTCGCTGTCGTTTGAATATCAGTATCAGCTCAACTTGCTGATCACCGACTTCACGCAGGACGCCGACCTGCTGATCGTGCCGATTTTGGCGTGGCTGCGTGAGCATCAGCCGGACATTATGGCCACAGCGGCAAAGCAGCAGGAGGGCTTTACCTTTCGTGCTGATATGAACAATGACAATAGCTTTGATATCAGCATCAATGTGCAACTGACTGAGATGGTTATCGTTAAACAGGAAGGCGGCGCGCTGCGGGTGACTCACCGGCCAGAGCCGCCGTTACCGGAGGATATCGACAGGCCGCGCGAAATGTATGTGCATGGCGAACTGGTGAGCACGTGGGATGAGTGAGTTAACCGCATTCGACAGCAGACTGGCGGCACTGATTGCGGCCCTGTCACCGCAAAGCCGTAAAGCCATGGCGGCGACTATCGCGAAACGGCTGCGTAAGAACCAGCAGGACCGCATCAAACGGCAGGTTGGCCCGGACGGCAAGCCCTACACGCCACGTATTGCTCAACCCTTGCGCCGCAAGAAAGGCCGCATTAAGCGCGAAATGTTCAGCAAGCTGTGCACGGCAAAATACATGAAGGCCAAAGGCACCAGTAATGACGCCGTGGTGGAATTCACCGGCCAGGTTCAGCGCATGGCGAAAGTCCACCATTACGGTCTGCGTGACAGGCCGTCACTTAAGGCCGGAGAGGTGAAATATGAAGCCCGTCCACTGTTGGGGTTGGATGCCGAGGATATGAATATTGTGGAGGATGAATTTCTAATGTTGCTTGAATCCGGCTTGCAAAGAGGTGTATAGCCCAATAAAAACACTGTACAAATAACCATAAAAAATAAATAATATGCTCTGATAAACATGGTGATTAGTCATGAAAGAAATTGAGATTAAAAAAGTCCTAATAGAATCGTTGATTAACGGAACAGATAGTATAATAAGCTCTGAGTTTCGGTTCGACTTTGGAACTCGGAGAGCTGACGTAATTTGCATGGAGCAAGGTAAGCTTATTGCCTTC